CGCGAGCCGCAGCCACATGGCGTCCTACGACATCATGTTCGGCGCCGCGGCCGCGGACACGACGCAGGCCGAGATCCTGACCACCGCTTAAGGTTACCCATGAGAATCGCCACAACCATCTCGGTGGACCGAAACGACAAGGCTAAGATTGTCGCCGGCCCCGAAGTCGATGCGTCACTCCAGCGCACCGCCTTCAACACCGCGACCGTTCCCGAAGGAGGCAAGCTCATCCTGTGGATACAGGGAGCCCTGGCACCGAAAGTTCGCAAAGGATAACACACAACCCGGGGGCCTCGGTAATACGGCCGGGGCCCCCTCTACCGATCAAACACAATGGCCGTTCAAGCAGACATTTCAACCGAGTACAGCATGGGCCGAGAAGGCTTTGAGCTGTTCACCACTACCGCAGCGCAGACCGGCGCTTGGTCTGGCTTGATCCCGATTGAGCCGACGGTGTTCACGTCGATCACCGGACACCGCATTGCCGGAACTTGGACCTCCAAGACGATTCCCGCTGGAACCCCACTGGTGGGCAACATCACCGGCTTCCAGATCTCCAGCGGCTCTGTGGTGGCGTTTAACGCTCGCGCCTAATGATTTCACTCGGAACATCAATCAACAGGACGCGATCTGTAAGCCAGATCATGCCCGAGCCTCCGATCATGCGGAGGGATGTTCTTCAAGAGGACGAGACCTTCCTTCTTCAAGAGGATGGTGTGAGCAAGCTCGTCATTTCATTTGGAACCTTCGACAGCATAGTGCTGGAGGACGGGACCAGTTTCCTTTTACAAGAAGACCTCGGAAAATTCATTCTAACCGTTTACTGACATGCCCGACTCAAAGATCACAGCACTGACGGCATTGACTGCCGCCGATCCCGCAAACGACATGATTCCCATTGTGGACGTGTCAGATACGCCACCAGCGTCAGGGAATACCAAGCGCATCTCGATCAACAACATCCTCGCTTGTTCGCCATCCGCCACCCTCGCCTCCGCCACCATCAGCGGCAACCTTCTCGCAGGAACCACCAACAACTTCGCGTCCTCTCGACTATGCGTTCAGGGAACCGCTGGCACTGCGACTCCTGACGTAACTATTGGTATTCCTCTAAATGCCAGCAGCAATACCAATCTCGCAATCGGTCGATCTGCCTCAACGGGTGGCTACATCTACCTTGACGCTTACAAAGCTGGCGTTGGCGGCACTGAGCTTGTTCTTAACTCAATCAACGGTGGAACTGTTTTAGTCGGTTTGTCTGCTGTGGTTGCCGCTGGCGGTTGTTTGCAACTCAAGAGTGGCATCACCTTCCCCGCCACTCAAGTCGCTTCGTCCGATGCGAACACGCTGGATGATTACGAGGAGGGGACGTGGACACCGACATTTACGGCTGCTGTTGGAACTCCAACCACAGTTACACTAACCAGTGCTACTTATACAAAGATAGGAAGGCGAGTTTTCCTTGAAGTTGATTTTACAATTACAGCCGCAGGAACAGCTAGTGCTGCACTGTATTTTACATTACCGTTTTCACAAGCATCATCTACCTCCTCTTGTGGAGTATTTAGAGAATCACAGGCTACAGGAAGTATGGGACAATTATTCCATGTAGACGCAACAAGAACTGGAGCATCATTTTATACCGATGCAACAGTATGGGTAAACACTTACAGATTGCGCGGAACATACACCTACAACGTCTAATCATATGCTCACCGAACGCACTATTTTCTCGCTTTGCGAGGTTCTTCCCAACACGACGCTTCAGGTTCGACTAGCGGACCAGATCGTCGATGGAGAAGCCGTGAAGGCTTCCACCTTCCGCCGCTATTGCTTGCCTCCCGGCTCTGACCTCGCTGGTCAGCCCGATCAGGTTATAGCGATTGCCAACGCTGTCTGGACTCCTGCCGCTGTCGCAGCCTACGCCGCCGCTCAAACCACTAGCCCTACCATCCAATGATCGTACCAGTTGATATCGTCGCAGTGCAGGTCAACCAGAACAACTCGCTCTTCGTCACGACTGGTGTCGATTACGACAACAGCGGTGTGCTGGTAGGCTCCGAAATCACCGCCCAGTACACGCTGCACCCCGGCGATTCGCTGGAAGGCCAGCCGCCTGAGGTGGTGAAGATTGCCAATGCGCTGTGGACTCCTGAGGTTGTGGAGGCTTACAAGCTGGCCAATCCGGTGGTTGAAGCCGCAAAGCCTAAATCCGAGTAATGCAAACCGACACTAACAACAGCAGCGGAGTTGGAGTATCTCTAGCAACTGCTGCCGCTGCTGGTGCGGTTTCATTCATCCCGCAACTGACACAGTGGTTCCAACTCGGAGCCGCTGTGTTGGCTTTTATAGCTGCTGCAATTGGACTCTACAAAGCTCTAAAGAAATGAACTGGAAAACCACTCTCGCAGGTGTCGGGGCAATCATGGTCGCAATCGGAGGCGCACTCAAAGCACTCTTCGATGGAGACCCGTCCACCAACATTGATCTTGCTGCGACCATTGCCGCTGTGACGGTTGGCTTTGGTTTGATCGCTGCTAAAGACGCAGATAAGAAACCAAAGTGAACATCGTCGAGCAGGTCATCACCGCTTTGCTAAAGTGGCTGACTGGTCTGGCTAAAACACCTCCCACCGTTGAAGATGCAAAACCAGACAAAGAGCTTAAAGAAAAGCTTCTGGATCGCATTAACCGTGCTGGTGGGTAGTTGTGGCTGTGGGACTCGCGTCGTTTACGTCCCGCACGGTGAGCCGGTAAGGCTTGCTGAGAGCGTCAAAGCTAAGGTTTGGGTCAAAGGTGCTGACGGTGTTTCTGTGCGCTCTACGGGTCGCATAACGCTGTCAGAGGGTTGGTACGCATTGCCGAAGGAATAGTATGTCGCAACAAGTCATCAACGTCGGATCAACCGCAAACGACAACAACGGAGATACGCTCCGCGGGTCGTGGATCAAAGCGAACGACAACTTTACGGAGTTGTATAGTGCGCTCCCGTTGGTTTCTCCAACAGCGTGGACTCCCGCTCTCACAGATTCCGGTGGTGGTCGCACGTTTGCGTTTACTACTAACACGGCTCGCCATACTTCTATTGGCTTTGTCAGCACGTTTACTGTTGATCTGACGATCAATTCCGTTACTGGTAGTGCTACCGGCAACCTTCGATTGACTCTTCCTGATCCTGTTTTGTACGAAGCAGCGTTTTCGGTCTGGCTTGATAACGGGACCAATCAAGCCAAGACCGCTGTGATCGCTAGAGCTATCAATGGCACTAGCTATTGCGAGCTTTCGCATTTTGAGAATGGAGACGCATCTAGTCTTGCTGATCACCTACAAGCAACCTCCCGACTCATTGTCAGTGGCACTTACTTCACTTCGTGAATCTAATCGCGACCAGCCTCCAGTTGGGGATGTCTGTGCTACAGAGCGCGATGGGGAACCCATCGTTTCTCTGGCAGGGAGTGCTGGTGCGTTGTCTTCCTGCTGCGATTACTGACGCAAACTCGGTTATTGCCGGTGGATTCCAAGACAACGTTCAAGTCCGTCTTCTAGTTAAGCTGGCTGACTGGCGATTGGCTGACTCCACGCTTGTAACCGTTGACGCTTCTGTCTGGTCTTGTGATGTCGGCTCTAACGCTGACCGGCTCTTGCAAGAGTCTGGAAGCTTGATCCTTCAAGAGAACACTGACCGCTTGCTGCTGACTTTTGGGAAGATGATTCCGGTAGTTGGCCGTCTGGTGACTTACGACGGACGACAACTGCGGATTATGTCCGCTCGACGCGATGGCTCCGGTGCGTATTACGTTCTGGACTTGGGAGCTAAAACCAAATGACCCCAACCGTCGTAGTCGATACAACCCGCTTTTCCGCTGCTTGGAGAGAGTACCTCCCGAGAACTAAGCGGTCGCTGGCTGAAGCGATCAACGCTCGCACGTTCTATCTGTTGCTGCGGTTGTATTGCTTGCTTCCACCAAAGTCACCGCAAGCAGCGAGAAACAAGATTCTGGATTACTTCAACCGTCCAGTTGGAGAGCGTCGTCGAGACAAGAAGACCGGCAAATTGGTTGGTCGCTCGCGTGAATTGCGAGTGGTCCACTTGATCGCTCAAGCCAAGAACAAGAAAGCTGGAAAGGAAGGTCTCTACGGTGAGAGAATGCGGGAGGCAGCAGCAAGCTTGCGTCGTCGCGCTGCTGGCTCCGTTGGCTACCTCAAGTCTTGCGTCGTCAAAGGTATCAAAAAGCTCTCTCCGTCGTTTACTCAGTTTGGTGGGACTCGACGCGCTCGCAAAGGTTCCGCTGGTGTTCGTTCAATCGCAGCTAATCAAGCGTTGTTGAATCTGGCCAATCAATACGGACTACCAACCGAAAACGTATCGGTACACCGTGGATCTTCCGCTTACTCCTACAACGCGAAGGCTGGAATCTCGCCGCATTCTCACGTTCGTATGAATATCGGTCTGGCTGACAACCAGATCGGAAAGGTGAATTCGATCTACGCGAAAGCGATGCAGCAAGCTTACGACGACGAAGCGAAAGAGCTTGAGATCCACATTCGAGCCAAGATGGAAGAGGCCGCAGAAGTGCTGGAGAAACATGGAGTAACTGTTAAATGAACGCTGTAGCTCTACGCACTGAACGCGCTCTGGTTGACTGGCTTGCCGCTCAAGACTGGTCAGCGTCTCCGCTTGGGACTCCTGCTTGCCTCACCAGCTACGGACACGGTGCGTTTGCGGATTCCGATCTTGAAGACCGGATGCCGGACTTCCCGCGCATCGTAGTCCGCGCATCGACTGCGGTTCCGGTGCATCCGTTGGACCGCACTTGTGAGCTTGATGTCTCAGTGGTTCTCCAGTTGAGCGCGGATGATACCTCAGAGCCTCACTTGCTTGCTGTCGTCCAAGTCTTCGAGAATCTCCTGCAATACCTCTACGTTGACGGCAACATCTCGGAGTTGAACGCAGACGACACAGACCCGTCTGGAGGTTTCAACGCTCAGTTCGCGGTTCCGACTGACTTCGGCATCAATGACACTAGCGAAAGAGCTAGAACTTTCACGCGCTCCATGACAATTTTCGCAGCAGCAAACGCAATTTAACAACCCAACAACATGGCAAACTCAAAAGGACTCGCTCTAGTCTATGGAGCGAAAGGAACTATAACACTAAAGACTCCTAGTGGAACGGCTCTGACGACTGGAGCGATCACCACAATTGAGAGTTATGACGCAACCCACGAAGCCGATGTTGAACAGATCAAAAACTCTGCCGGTGAGGTCGTGGCTCAAGTGTCCGCTAATGAGCGTATTTCGCTCAACGTGACGTTTATTCCGTCCGCTGCGAGCTTTGCTCAAGCCAAGCTTGCCGCTGGTCTCCCTGCTGTTAACGGTTCAGCGACTATTGCTTCCAGCGACGGTGTTACTGTTGGAGGGGTTTCCATAGATGGTGATTACGTTTATTCGGGGGGTGGCAGCGTTAAGTTCACAAGCAGCGGAAAGGTGATGGTCACTGTTACTCTGACCAAGTATCCATCACTTCTTGGCAACGCTACGGTTTTTGAT